AGGTTAGTTTTATTAGCCCTATGCTAAAAAAACTTACCTCTAGTTTGTTAGGAGCATAAATTGGCAAAACCCCGTACCCGCAAAATGGTGAATCTTGCCATCGAGGAAACGAGTGGCGTAGACCATCCAGCGCACTTACATGAAGGTTGGCTTGTAATGAAGTCAGCATCCGAATCTGAAGTTCAGAGGGTTCTCGACAAATCGCTGACCAAGGAGGACTCCAACATGGAGGATATTAAAACTACCGAGGCAACTGAAGATAAGGTTGAAAAAACCGTTGAGGAAGAATTAGCGATGGCGCAAGCCCGTATCGCTGAACTCGAAGCCAAACTCGCCGAAAAGGAATTAAAGCCTGAAGAGGAAGTTGTAATGGCGATGGACGAGGACTCAAAGAAGCCTGAAGAAGAAACCATGAAAATGGATTCTGAAAAAAAGGAAGAGGAAGAGGAATATCTAAAGTCCGCTCCTCGCTCAGTTGTTAAAATGATTACAGACTTAAAAAAGCAAGCAGACGCGGCTACCGCTGAACTTCGCAAAGAGCGTATTGCCCGTGCTGATGCACAGGCAGTCGAAAAGGCAAAGGGTTGGGCTAACCTCAACATCAATGCTGAAAAAGTTGGACCAGCGCTTCGTCGCTTGTCTGAGACAGATTCAGAACTAGCAAAGAGCGTTGAAGAGATTCTTTCTTCTGTTAATGCTCAGGCTGAATCAGCATCTATTTTTGCAGAAATCGGCAAATCTGCGGACTTCAAATCAGGCAATGCTTATGAGCGTATGACTACGCTTGCTAAGTCTGCTGTTGAAGAGGGTGTAGCAAAGTCATTCGCACAGGCGATGGCTGATGTTGCGTCAAAAAACCCTGACCTTTACAGCCAATACCTATCCGAGAAAGGTGCCTAAACCATGGCATACGAAATCTCCAATTACTCGGTAAAGGTCACCCTCGTTGCAGGTGCCGACCTTTCCGCTAAGCAGTACAACTTCGTCAAGTTGAATTCATCAGGACAAGCAATCGCTATTGCGGCTATTACTGATGTACCAGTTGGCGTTTTACAAAATGCTCCAACTTCAGGACAAGAAGCAGAAGTTCTTGTTTCAGGTGGAACTAAATTAGTAGCAGGGGAAGCAATTACACTTCCAGCATTTTTAAGCGTTACCTCAGCAGGTAAAGCAGACAAAGTTGCTACAACCGATACCACTCAATTTGTTGTAGGTCAGGCACTTACAGCGGCAGGAGCCGATGCTGAAGTCATCACCGCCGTTGTTAATTGCGCTAACCCAACAAGAGCGAACTAAGGGGGCTAACTAAAAATGCCACAGCCACATATTAACTCCGTCCATGTGGACGCAATTCTTACAAATATCTCGATTGCTTACTTACAGAATCAAGATAACTTTATCGCTGACAAGGTATTTCCAATAATCCCTGTCGATAAGAAGAGCGATAAATTCTTTACCTACACCAAGAACGATTGGTTCCGTGACGAGGCTCAACGCCGTGCTCCAGGAACTGAATCTGCTGGTGGCGGTTACAATCTTTCAACTGGAACATATTCATGTGATGTGTTTGCGTTCCATAAAGATGTCGATGACCAAACAACTGCTAACGCAGACGCACCTCTAAACCCTCTTCGTGAGGCAACAGAGTTCGTAACTCGTCGTCTATTGCTTCGTCGTGAACTTCAGTTCGTAACTGATTTCTTCACAACAGGTGTATGGGCTGACGATGTTACAGGTGTTGCTGGCGCTCCATCTTCAGGAGAAACAAAGCAATGGAGTGATTACACTTCATCTGACCCAATCAATGATATTGAAGCGGGAAAGAGCGAGATTCTTGGAAACACAGGAATGGAAGCCAATACTCTTGTACTTGGCTACGAAACATTCCGTCAGTTGAAGAATCACCCTGACTTGGTAGACCGTATCAAGTACACATCTTCACAGACAATCACAACAGACATGTTGGCAGCAATGTTCGACATTCCTCGCGTTATGGTTGCAAAGGCAGTCAAGGCTACGAACAACGAAGGTGCAGCAGAGGCTTACT